CTCGCATCTAGGATGTGACCTACGTCATTAAGAGCCTACACAAAAGGATTGATTTACAAGATTCCTTACCTTCGAGAGATTACTCTCTTTCGGGCCTGTTTCTTGTCTTGCCACATTTTGGGAGGCGAACCCATTCTTATGAATGGATCCACTTTCCAAGACGACGCAAAAATTCCTGTTACGACGAACAATCGTCGTATATCTTTCTCAAACTGAGGAAGACCAGGGGAAATACTATTTCCTTGATTTTGAAATTGTTGAAGTGCACCGGCTTTCATCCAATTAGCTCCTAATCGGAGATCTAATATAGGTGGAACACGATACATCTCAAGGACGAAATCAGTCAGGTACTTAGTGACACTGAAGGAACCATCCTCTCGATATCCCCAGGAGATAGTAGCTGTTTTCAGCTGCTCTGAGGATCTTCTCACCATTTCAGAGTAACCTATAATAAGAGGTGCCCAAAAACCACCGACACTAACTTTAGGGTTAGATCGGTCTAAAGATTGTACGAGATAAGAGGTATTAATACCTGCCATCTCGACTCTCTTGATTTTGGCTGCTACCTTGTTCAATCCTTCAGGAGAGAAGACGTATTTATTACCCTTCACACGAAGGGCAGTTTTTACCTCCTCAACTAAAGGTTGAATAGAAGCAAGAATTTCATCACATCTAGCATGATGCTCGAGTAATTTCTTTCTCAAACGAGAATGTAATAACTCAAGTAACACAACTTGGTGTGAAACCCTCTTTGTAGGATGACGAGGAATCGACGTAAGAACGTTAGGATCTAACTCTTCATGAACTATCGTATGAGACAACATAGAAGCAGTAGGATAAAACCCACTGATTCCATCTTGAATATCAAGACTATTTCTGCCAGAAGGCTGGAGTAGTGTTCTCAATACTTGTTTTCCGAAAGGAGAATAAGTACCACGCGTTAGTAATGGAGTTTCGAATTCCCACGATTTGTGTGAGAAGAAACATCTAAAAAGGTTTGATAAACCTTCTTCAATGTAACCCCTATTAACAAATCGGTAAGCTAGTTCCAATCTCCGCGTAAAAGTGGAAGACTGGATGACCTCTCTCAAAGAGACAGGACTCAAGTTAACACCTTCAGTGGTGTAAACTTGACTAGCAAAATTACATATTTTAGATTCCGGGTAAGACTTAACTAAAGAAATTGGAATTCCAAATTCTTTACAAACTTGCAGATAAGATTCTGCAAGTAGTTTGTCAGAGAAGACAATGTCATCTCCTAAAACTAAGTACTTACCAATCGGAAGGTCTAAAGAACGGGTAGACCGATAGTGAGCAAAAGCTACTAACACATGTTGTAATAGAGCTAATGCTGCCCAGGAGCTTAAAGCTCCCATAGGCTGTCCTCGCGTATATCGCATCCAAAATGGATTTAGTTTACCTAACCACATGGATTTTGGAGCTAAGAAATTTCTATCGAAAATCTTAGACCAAAGAGACGCAGCCTCAGATCCTATAATAAGTGATAATACACTTACATAGAATTCTTTTGGGATCATGTCGGTAGCACCTTTAAGATCATAAGACCAAAAAGTTTTACCTTTATTAGTCTTTACGAATTCTTTAAGAACGCCTTCCTGATCAAATGTTGCATCAGAAGGGATCTGTTTCAAAATATCAAAGATACATTGATGCAGAGGTTGTAATAACCATTGAGTTATAGAGTCTAAGATGGCGAAAACACGAAGTTTTCCACCACCTTCAACTTTAACACTCAATTTCCCAACTTGAGGACCCATAAAATTTTCTAAGAACTTAATCTTATTAATTAATAGTTCCTCCCCTTTCAACTCTAAAATTTCTTTAGGGTAAGTCACATAGTGGTTTTCATTTGCATAAAGACCATCTAATGTGATAGGGGCAACACACTCTGAAGATAATTTAACCTTCCCTTCAGGAAGATAATTATCTCTCACATATTCCAAAATTCCTTGATGTTTAGTAAGCTCTGCATACTTAAACACACTTGGAAGAAGACCATGTCTCTCCAAGGCTAATAAGTCTTTGGTAAAACCTAAAGACGAAATAGAGGAATTCGGACCAGAAGAAAAGAATGGTGTAGGATGAAAGAATTTTTCTGAATACTTAGATATATTAAATGTTTCTTTAGTCAAGAAACACTTATCTAAGAAATTCTCAAATTCGATCTCCACTTTTTCAAAATTACTTCTACCAGAAGGAGCACCAATAGTTGGTAATCCTACCCCCTTTGTAAAAGAGGGCTCGACTAAAATACTTTTAGCAGAGTGAAAGAGAGATACTACAATTAGTATTATCCGACGATCACCTCGTCTAATAGCTTTACGTAAAGCTGGATGAAGAACGAAAGGTAGTCCATTTCGAAGTTTAACACAAACACCCAACTCTTCAGTTGTGTGTAAAGGTTGACCTCCGATAAAACTATAAACCGCATGGTTACAAGCTTTTAAATAAGCTACGAATTTAAGCGGACCTATCGTTTTGAATAATAGGAATAATTCTCTTACTGTTGATTCAATAAGAGGATTATAAATTCCCTTGTGGAATTTTCTGTGCCGTACGATGAAAAATAGAAAACTCATAAAGTTTGTGAATACTTGATTGAAATTTCTCTCAGTCAAAGTAACCAGACCTTGTTGATGCTTAATATTATCACCAATGGGCAAGAAACTTATCTTCGCTTTGAAGATACACTATCACTGGAACTAGACTCAGGTTTCTGAGTCCCAGGTCGAGCAATAACTACCAAGACTTCATTGTTGGACATCGCTGTCCGCAATAAAACTTGATACTCTTTATCTGTCATATATAATAATGACGAAGGATCGAAGGGATCACAAACCACGAAAGGTTTTCGTGCCTGTAAATCCCAATCGACCAAAGATAATAGTGTTGAGATGTCTTTGTTACCCATTGTTAATTTTAATTAAGACCAGCGGCCTTCCAACTATACGGTTACTGCGTTTCTACGGCAGGAGAAAAATAGTATTTTTCGATCTCCGTCGATTACCAGTTAATCAAAGACTTATTCATTCTCTTTGAAATATCAGAGATACTGGATAAGCTCTTCCATTGATTTGGAACAAGCTCACTTATTTAACGTAACTATGGCCCTGTATTCTGTCACCCCCAGGTGAGGGAATCATATGAAGGACGCAATAAAGTTATAAGATCATTAAAACTTTAAAGTGCAGTCATAGAGGACCTCCTAAATGGTGTACACCTTTCGATGACATCAACGAAATCTTTAGTATGATCAGTACTTAATCAATTAGGTTGAGTGCTGTTACCGAAGAATTAATATTCTTTGATAATGTTATAAGAAAAGTTTGTTAAGCTTTCTTATCAGCCTTACAAGAAACTGGGAAACCATTGTAAGAGAATGTATCGGTTTTGAAGGAAACTTCAAGTAATGAAGAAGACTCACAAAGTCTT